CAGCAATAAGATGCTTAGTTCCATCCGCTAGCGGCAACTCTCGTATAAAATTAATAGGCGTAGCTGGGATAGTAGTGCCGCTTGTATTGTACTGAGTATATCCTAACCTTACAGACGGCGCTCCTGCCCCAGGAAACACGTTTACTAACTCCAACGCAAAGGATGGATCCATATTGTCTATTGGACTTAGCGCGTCCAGCCCGCCATAAGGCGGTGACATTGTGAATCCCTGAAAAGCCATTAGCTACCCTTTGCGAACTTGTGGCATTGTCATTGGCTGATACATCTGCTGCATCTGCTGATTATACTGATTCATCGCTTGCTCACGAGTGCCGTATACGCCTGGACTCAGACGATACTTGCCTCCTTGATTAGCTGATGCTTGCGGCATTTGTGGCATCTGCGGCATTTGCGGCATTTGTGGCATTTGACTGTTTGACCAGCCACCTGCAAGGCGCCCTACAGTGTCAGTGAATGAGGGCTGATTTGGGCTCCATCCAATTAAAGTGCTTCCAACTTGCCCATCATCGTTTATAAAATACTGATTTGGATCTCTAGGATCTATACCTCTATCTAATCTTTCCTGTGGAGATAAAGTTCTCGATCCAAACAAAGAATTTTGTCCTGGTTGACTACCTTGCCGATTTACCCTGTCACCAGCTTGACCAGCCATGTTATCAATGACGCTCTGCCAAGAATTCTGCTGTGGTTGACGCTGAATTTGCTGGCCGCCTTGGCCAACTAGCCCACCGCTAGCACTGCGATATACGCCAGGAGATAGCCGCTGCATGGGCTTATTTTTAGGGTCTTTACGCAAAGCTCCGCTTAACTTCTTGCCAGATTCTTTCATTATTTTTTCTCCTCAGTTTTTTTATTTTTGCCATACGAGCGCTCTAATGCTTGTCGCATAGATGTTGCTTGAACCAACTTGCCTTGATCGTTGCGGTATAATCCTGCCGATTGTCTTGCTACTTCGCCTTTTTTTGGTCTAGGTACTACTGGGGCAGCACCTTGAGCAGCGCCACCTGTAAGCGTTTGCGCAGAGCCTAACAATCTGCCGTATTCACCTTGATTAATTCGATTGTCTTTTAATGCTTCGTCCAACTTACTTTTCATTAAGTCGTATGTAACTCCCTGCTGCTTGGCAAAATGTTGCATATTAGCAAGAGCAACTTGCGGATTGTCTTTTGCATTAGAAAGAGCGCCTTTAACGTAAAGCCTACCTAATGAACGAGCTTTATCGCCAACAAATCCATAAGCAGCAGTTAAGGCATCGCCAAGTTCTTGAGTTTGATTAAAAGCTGTTGGATTTTCAGATGCCAGCTTATTCATAAACTTAGTATTTATTTTGCTACCATCCTGACCAAAATCTGCTTTGCTTCCATCAGCCAGTGTGCCTTGATAGTTTTCATCAAGAATGCCTTGCTCTTGCAATACTCCACGCACAGCATCGCGCTGCATTTGCCCTTTGCCTTTAGAACTTCCAGTAAGAGAACCAATCGCTCCAGCAATTCCACCTACTGTAGCGCCTATTGCAGCTCCTAAGCCTAATGTAGCGCCACCAGTCATCGCATCTACACCAGCACCAATAGCAGCTCCAGAAGTAGCGCCACCAATCACGCCTGTTCTTGTGCGCTTTGCCCCTGCTGCCATATCACCTAATGCTTCGGCGGTTTGATATCCTTGATAGCCACCAGCAAGAATATTTAAGCCTGGAATAACATAAGTTCCTGTAGTTCCGGCCGCTGCGCCTGTTGCCACTGCGTTAGTTGCTGCTGCAAGATTTCCAGCTCCTGCAAGTCCGCCAATAACAGCACCAGTCTTATCCCCTGATTTATAAGCTTGATAAGCCCCATACATTTGAGCAAGTGCAAGGCCGCCTTGAAGCACTTTACCCCAATTTACATTACTCCAGAATCCAAGGTCATTAAGCGACTCCGTTGGCACTTGTTGCGGCCCCCCTGGGGTTTGCACTGTAGACATCGCGCCGTCGGTTTTAATTACCTGTGGCGTAGCAGTTGAAGCACCGTCAGCACCTGCATTCCAAGATGTTTGAGTTGCTGGAGTAGCGTTTATTTGCGAAGCACTTAATTGAGCTGCTACTTCCTTTGGGGCTTCTGCACCAGTTAATTTATCAATCCATTTTCCTGCATTGTTATATATATAGTTAGTTGCAATAGCTCCAGCTATAGCGCCTCCAGCCTGAGCAAGTCCTGCTTGTTGTTTTTGCTTGGCTGCGGCTTCGTCTATTTCTGCTTGTGTTTTAGGCGGACCAAAAATGCCTATAGTTTGGTCATAAGCAACACGATGAGGATATCCGTTGCTAGTTAGCCAAGCATAATATGCTTTAGGAGAACTTCTAGCAAAAGGAGGTGCTTCCGGATTGAATGCTTGTTCGTTGATTGCCATTATATCCACGTCCCAAATGCTGCTATTCCACTTCTTGCAAACTGAGTAGGTCTACTAAACCCACCCGCATAAACTACTTTTCCACCTTTAGTGCGACCGTATTCATCATGCAGTTGAGCTTCAAACTGAGGTCGAACTCCCTCTAGCCCATGTATTTGAGCAAACCGCTCTAGGATACCCTGCTCAAGCAATTTCTCTTGAAAAATACTTGTGTCTGTATCGGCTCTAAATTGGTCGTAAATGCCGTTGTAATAAGTCCATGTCACACCACCATCCGACACGCTTCCGCTTGTATGCGTTGGTGCTGTAGCCCCTGTAGTGCCACCAGCGGTAGTTACATAATAGTTGCCGTTGTAAATGCAGTAGGAGTTAGCTGCAAATGCAGTTGAAGCTACCCACGTTTTAGGGACTACTGAGCGGTCGGCGATATACTCAAAAATAAGAATATCACCAGAACTGCCAGGAGTAGGACTAATGAATACTTCATTATTACTTAACCCTCTAATTTGAAATCGTTGATAGATTGTTGGCATAAGCCCATAGCCTTGAATCTGAGCATAATCCTGCTCTGATATAGGGCCAAGAACGCGCCACCTAGTGCTTTGATTCCAGAAGGTTTCGTATTGATAATTAGAAAAGGCCGCTGGTAAGGCGTAACTTGATTGCCCACTTACCAGCGTTATTGAGCCAGCGGCGTAGCACTTGGGCCAGGGATACGCCTCAAAAATGTCACGATTGATACGTTGAGCTATCGCTAAAAGCTGCTTAGTCGTAGTTTCTGTAGAGGTAAAAATATTAGACTCTACGGTGTAGCCAGCTTCATTAGCGACATTCTGTATAACCGTAGCTATGCTCATACTCTTTTTGGTCTACCTCTTAGTCTAGGTGTGCTAACAGGCTCATCATCTAACGGGTCAGAAACACGCTCATCACGCAAATCTGTGCCCTCATTAGCTTCAATACGCTGCATTAAAATCTCTAACTTCTCTTCTAATTTGGCGTACTTTGTCTGGTACTGTTCTAGTTGAACTTTAAGCTTAGCTACATCGTTCTGGTCAGAATTAGCAGCGGCCAACCATTCCTTAGCCATTTTTACAAACTTGGATAGCGTTCCTAGTTTGCGTTTGGCCTCTTCGGTTGCATTAGCTACTTGCTCTACAGTCTTAAAGCCAAGGTACTGAAACTCGCGCATAGCGGAGCCAGTCATCATTGGCCACTCAGCAAGTGGAGTGCCCTCAGTTACAGGCTCAGAACCAGCTTTAAAAGCCTGGTATTTTTCTGGGTACTCTTGAATATCCTGTGGCTCAATACGCCTTACGGTAGTATCGCCACCTGGGACTTGAATGCTGATAGACGGAATCTCGTCAAATATAGGACGGCCTTCCTTTAACGACTTCTCTTCGTTCTCGTTATAAGCATAGAAAAACTGTACGTTCATTCCAGCATAGCGCTTTTTCTGCTGCTGCTGGCCTGACATTATGCTCCCCCAGTCTACTTGTGCCATTGTCTAATCTCCATAAATAGGCATTAGCGCCTACTTATTTATAGCACTATCCTTCAATAACCGTCACTGTGTTAATAGGGCTGCCACTTGTTTGATAAGCTGTTATAGCTCCAGCCGGAACAAAACCAGCCTCAAAACGGATTATATTTAGTCCTGCTGTGCTTTTAAGTACAAAGCATTTATTGGTAGAAGTTGGAGTTATTCCAGTAAGAACTTGCCCTTCTAATCCAATAGCTACATCAGCAGCAGAGTTGTTTTGAATAAGTAAAAAATTACGAGCGCCATTAGCGGCTAGAATAGTAACGCTAGTAGCTGTAGCAATAGTAGGAGTTGCGGTTGTTGTATTGCCTGCAAAGCATGTCATAAATCACCTAATAAATTCGGGGGAATTGCTTCCCCCTTACAATTACGCTTCCTTAGCTAGGACAAATACTAGCCAGTTAGTGCTAGTTTGTCTTACAGCTATGTTACCAGCCGCAGCCGCTATTGTTACAGCAGCTCCAGCAGTACCGCCGTTAATTGTTCCGGTTGCATCTACAGGAAACAAGTTAAGAGCGTTAGCTCCGTTGTTCTGTACAAATACAATCGATCCAATCGGCGCATCGGGAAGTTTAACTCCTGTACTTGCCGCAGTAGTACCAACAACATTGACAAAAGCAGCAAGAGCTAAGGCGTCGCCTATAGCACTTCCTGTTGCTGTTAGTGTTCCACTCGCTGAACGAGCTGGCGCACTTGAAATTGTCTCTGAGCTGATAACCGCTGCATGTTCTGGAGGCATCCCCAAACCAATTAAATCAGTTACTAATGGCATAAATCCTCACAAAAAGGGGGGTATTGCTACCCCCCATTTAGGTTAGTTGACTCGTAGGTGATCTACTGAGCCAAGCTCTACAGCAGCCGCAGGAGTTGTTGAAGCAAGTCCAACACCACCCTTGATCAGTGTAGTAGAAGCATCGTCAGCTACGCCAGGAGTTCCTGACGAAGTTGTATTCAAGTTAGCTTTAGCAACATAACTTGCAGCTACCTTTCCACGAATACCCTTACCTACACCGCCGCCCATAGGGCCGCCGATCCAGACCCAAAGATACTCATTATCAAGAGCAGCTACCTGAGCTACTCCAACCATGAGTGCATTGGATCCAGCATTTGTCGTCTGCAACATAGCAGCCTGACCATCAGCCTCGATTTTCACGAAAGCGTACTGGTCAATAGCTCCATCAGCCTGAACAAATACAAAGTCGCCTTCTACAAGCGATCCTACAGTCGTTACCGGTACTGGCAACGGAAGAGTATCTGCTGTGAAAGTCTTCTTATAATTAACACCAAACGATCCTACTTGTGACATATTCCTTCCCTCCTATTAAGCGTAAATTACACCCTGGAGAGCCGGAGCTGAACAGCAGAGGTTTCCTTCAACGATAATTACGGTGAAGAAAGCATCCTGATCAATCGGACGATCCATAGTTGGTGTTAGCGGCTTAAAGTCAGCGCCTCGAACCATATCGAATGTCCAATACTTAGTATTGAGCAAACGACATGAGTTTGTTTCAAGAACTGACGATCCAAATCCACCGTCGAATACGAAATCGCATCCGTCATAGCTAAGAGTACGGAAACCAGCTACAGCCTTCTTTGTAGGAAGCTGAATACGCTGAATAGCCGTAAGCGAGCTATGGAGAAACTTCCACGCAGTACGATCCATTAGACCAAGATCCGGTGCCTCAGAGCCACGAGTTAGGCGGCTAATAACATCGGTAATGTTCTCCTGTACGTTTGCAGCTGAAAGCGTTACGTTTGTAGCGTAGTTTCTAGCCCAAAGGTTAGATCCACGATCAATTCCACCGTAAGTACCAGAAGACGGCGAGGTTGAAACGGCTTTCTTAACACCGTCAAACTCTAGTCCACCAGCACCAGTTCCATCGCCACGAAGGGAGGTGGATACTGTGTTCTTCAATCGCTCGATAGCTGCTTCCATCTTAGCCTCAGCCAAGTCAAGGAGAGCTGCCTCATCACGATTTGCACGACGCTCACGTCCGTTCATAGCAACAGGCTCATAGCACTGCTTGATCTGAAAACGGAAAGCTGTAAGGTCATCAATCGAGGACAAGTCAAAAGACTGGTACCCCTGATAGAATCCACCTACTGCTGCATCGTTGTACATTACTAACTTACGCAGCTCATAGCCGCCGCCAATCTTCTTGATTCTACCCTTCTCATCCAATACAGAAGTTACTGGGTTGTGATGGAGCACAACATCAGCAATTTCTTCTGATTGATCAA